CCGAAGACATTAGCGAAAGTTTGCGCTAAAGCTCCCAAGGTAACATCGAGCATAGCTACAGCTTGCTGAAATTGGGCAGCTTGTCTTGTTGCGTCTTCTCCAACGTCAAGACCCCAAGATTCTGTGAACTTCATAAACTGGCCAAGACCTTCCGTCTGTCCGAAAGCCTGAAGCATATTACCCGCCTGTCTTCCGAAAAGCTCAGCGGCTATAGTTGCTCTTTCTGTTCCACTTTCGATCTTCTGGAGTTCTTCTGTCAGCTCCACAAAAAGATCCTGTGAGTCTTTCAGCTTTCCGGCTGCATCAAATACAGAAACGCCAAGCCTTTCAGTAGCAACAGAAGCCGAGCCTGTCCCCCTTGCGAGTTCCCCCATCATTTTCGGCATTTTATCCAGAAGGCCCTGAACAGCAGAAGCTTCCTGTCCGCTTGCGACAAAAGCAAACTGAAGAGCTTGAATTGACTCAGCCGCTACTCCTGATCGGGTTTCCATATCGTTCAGAGAATTGACTAAATCAGCGCTTTGCTGTCCCAACTTGAAAACAGCAGCTCCTGAAGCCAATAGGGCAGCTCCGGCTGCTGCTATACCGCTCGCAAGCATCTTCCCGGACTTAGCCAACGCCTTCATGCTTTTGACTGAATCTTTTGATCTCTTATCGACTTTCTTAAGATCCTTGCTGGTCTTCTCTGAAGCCTTCCCAACATCTTTCAGGCTTTTGGTTGCTCCCTTATCTGTAATCTGAAGTATATATTTAACGATATTGGAAGCCATAGATCACCCTATCATAGTATATCAATCAGATCCGATATAGGCAGAGTAGGAAACAACATAGCCTTTTTGCCTCCTGATTTCATTGCCCGCTTCATCCTGACAGACCTTGACCATATACACCGCGCACAGATCAAAAGATCGGACCAGTCAAGTTTTGCAACCTCAGAAGGAAGACAACCATAAGTTTTTGATATTATATCATATAGATATATCAGTCCTTCATCTTGATCGAAAAGTTGCCAACCTCTCGGCTGCCTCCTTATGACCTTGCATAGCCTGATCGACTATCGCTTTCCTGTCTTCCTGGCTGAGCATCCCGATCCATAGCCGGTCTTTATCAGGATCTTGCTCTTCTTCTCTCAAAACCAGATGAAGGACTGACCAGGTTTTGCCTTCATCTGTCGATCCCTTTTTGATGCATTTGCTGATTATCCGGTCCTGATGTTCTGAGAACTGGAGAAGCTGTTCCGGCCTTATTTCCTTCAACACTTCTAACATTTTAGACCAGGCTTCATCATCCATATCTTCCTGATTTGCCATCTTAGCAAAGTCTGAAACAGATGATTTTGCCTGCTGTGGAAATAGCTGAGCGGCTAACATTCCCGAGGTCATACCGAGCGCCTCTGATTCTTGGGGTGATAGAATCCGGCCTTCCAGCTTCAGATCTCCATCAAATATATCAATCTCAAAGCGGCTTCCTTCGGCCACTCTCTTTATAAAGTCCTTCATTCTTGCCTCTTGAATGTTGGGGTTATTTTTAGTTTCCGATCGCTGATGCATCCTGGTTAGCTATGACGATATCAAAAGCCGGATTCACAGCATCAGAAAGGCCCTGAAAGGTTAGAGTCCTTTCTATTCTTCCAACAGTATTCAGAGCATCATCGTATTCTGTGATCACAGCATTATAGAGCCTGATTCTGAGTTGGTCACTATCTGAGTTTGTGAAAGTTATATCAGGGGTTCCTTGAGTTCCGGCCAACTGAGCATCATAAAGATTGTTGTCTTCCAGGTCCAATGTCACAGTCAGGGTGACTTCTCTGATATCGGTTACAAGCGGCTGAGCAGTCAGCTTCGATCCGAGAAGATTTCGACGATCGATCTTATTGTCAACAGTCAGCTCCATAGAACGAAGCGAATAATTAACAGCATTGAAGTTTAGTTGACCGGCTTCATAATGGAGAACCTGGCGACCATCACCAAAAGAAGAAGATACTGTTCCAGAACGAGCGGCTGCTGTCTGGGCAACGATATCAAAAGAGGCGGTCATTTCTCCACCGGCTTCTACTGACATGGTCATAGAACTGACTATGCAACCTTCAAACTTTTCAACTGTCGATGATCCTCGCATCACATCAATTGTCAGGCTTGGAAGGTCTGCCGATGGGGTATAGGTGTGAGTATATGGGGCTGGTCCCGGTGTACTAGCAGCAGAACCGATCGCGGCCTTCAAAAGCATTCCTGATCCTTCATAGTAGATCGGAAGATCAATAGTCCCTCCGGTTAGCTCCATGCCATCAAAGAAGCCCTGACTGAAAGCCGCGTTTCCGGTGCTTAAAAAAGTCGTCTGATTTCGCTCCTGAGATCTCTGCATGGTTGTGCTGACTATTCGATTGCTGACAGGAGTAGCAACAGGAGATCCCCAGGTGACCTCTTCCCCTATGTTTATAAAGCTATTTCTTCCAAGTACGACGGGCATTTTTTACCTCTTAAGCGGGCAGAAGATCCCTGACTTTTATCAGGCATCTAAGCGAAATTATTTGAGTTGCTGATGTGAAAACCAGACATTCAAGAGTGTAATCTGTATTATTTGAGCCTGCTTTTGACCGGACCTTTACCCATCCAGGAATAAAGCGGGTTTCAGCTTCATCATATCGGTTAGCATCATCTGAACCATCAGCAGCAAGGCTTCTCACCTGAACATAGTTGATGGCCTCATATCCTTTCCTGAGCTTGTATGTGCTCTTTCTCTGCATCAGGATACTACCAATATTAAACCAGACATCAACAGCTTCATTTGTGGTCTTCGTGAATGATGTCTGTGGCGCTTCTGTGGCTGCTCTGTTGGGAAGAGCCTGAACTACGCGGCCGGTCGGCTGACCAAGGAAGATGTAACCATCTTTTGCGCTTGTTATTGTTGGGCTGGTAGCCTGATCTGATGCTCCGGTGTTCATCCAATAGACATACAGGAAAGCTATGGAATCTGAGTTTATAATAGCAACTGCATCTAATTCCAGAGTCAGAATCCTGTCCGCATAGTTAGCACCGGCGGCTCTTTTGAAGGGAAGCAACAGGCCGTCAACATTCACAGGAACAACATCAAACATATTGACGTTGACATTTTCCCAAAAGTCATCCCAGTCTTTCGGGATATTTATCTGAATGTCAAAAGTTCCCGGTCCTCCTCCTCCTCCAAGGACATTGACAGCAACAGGCCTTCTCATCTTCCAATTTATATCGTACCAGTTGCCGGACATTTTTTACGCTCCTGTTGCCGTCTGAAATTGGACCTCACATCTGATATATCCGATTCCAACACCTTCAACACCATAGCGGTCCCCATCCAGAGACAGGTATGAGCATTTTATATCATCGATCAGACCAGCAAGGCCCAGGGTTCGATCGGCTGTTAGTGCAGTGATACAGTCTGAAACAAGATTCAGACTATTATCAGATCGCTCAGCTACTGAACCGCCGGCAGCAAATACGTAGATCTCAAAGATAGAATTGGTGGAAAATCTGCCCATAGTCGGTCCGTAATCTTCCAAAGCATCAGCAAAATGAACACAAGCAAAAGGGATTTGTGGCGGGTCTGTGACTGAACCTCTGACAACAGCAGAAGTGAGGTCAAGCCCTGAATATCCGCCGGCATAGCTGACAGCTATCTTCTCCAGTATTTTTTTATGGACTTGTACCACAACAGAATCAGGCATTATCCGCCTCTTCTTTTCAGGGCTTTTTGTAGCAGCTTCTCAGCCTGCTTTTGGAAGGATGGTTCTATCCTCTCAATTGCTCTTTTGATATAAAGCCTTGGCTTCATCCTGCTTGTCCCTGACTCCACAAACTCAGCATAGTAGGCTATATCTGTATCTGCGAAGACATAGATCGTCTGTTCTCTTCCAAAGTCTACTGTATAGCCCTGAATGGAAGAGACCAGAAGGCCAGTCCTTTTCTTGGGGTATACATGAGCATTTTTGATAGCCTGATCTTTCATCCTTGTTGCTGTCCGTTCTGACAGCCTTGTCAGTTCCTTGTTGAACCTGACAGAAGCATTAGCCAGGTCCTGCTGTAATTCAGTATAGGTCAACATATTACAGGATTTGAAAAGGGTTCATAAAAGGCTTTATCAGTTCCCGGACCTCTGTTGGCATATGCCGAGGTGAAAGCTTGACCGTAGAATTCCTTTGAGTCACTGAGTCTTTGCCCTGATTGGCTTTTGCCCTTTGCAAGGCTGAACACCATACAAGAATCGCCTGAACAAGATCAGAAGGTGGATTCGCTGTTGAATATCCGGCTGAACAGACGATCTTCAGAGCCCTGTAACCCCGGTCAAATGTCAAAGTTGCGGTCTGGGGAAGAAGATAGATCCTTCCGTTCTGGGTGTCTAACTCATAGGAAGCAGCCGGTATCAGTGTATCAGAACCATAGACCAGATTTACATCTGAATGAATGGAAGCAACAGAAACCAGGGGCTTTATAGGAAGCTGTATAACCTGAGTATCAGAGTACAAAGGCCCGTTCAGATGAAGGGTATAGGTATTCTGATCCAAGGTCGGCTCTGTTCCTGAGTCGAAGACCGGAAAGCCTATATAGCGGGCAATAGAACAGGAAGTCCTGTCTATCATTCGCCCAAGTTCTGTATCAAGAGAACTGCCCGAAACCTCGGGCAAATACTCTTTTAGAAATGTTACAGATACCAAGGCCATTCATTTTCTCATCACGGCATAGCGCGTGCGTCATCAAATGTAAGAATTAGATTTCCGTCAATGGTTGCTGGACCGCTATTCAATACACAAGTCACTTTACAGCCTTGCGTTCTGCTGTAATCAGTCAAATTGGTATTCACCAAAGTAGCAGAATCCGCTATTCCACCTGTATAAGCCTTTAGTTGATTTGAATGGGAAGCTACAGCCGTAAGTCCATCATTTCCGAAAACAGTCACAGTGAAATAATCTGTTGGCTGAATTCCGAAATTGGAAGCCGTCACAAGCTGAGCTTTGATCAGGGTTGAATTTCTTGGGGTACAGAAATAAAGATCTGCTGCTGCTGTCAGGTTTATATTTTGATAATGAGCCATTTTTTTAGTCTCCTTCTTCAGATTACACTGAATCAAAGTTGTAATTGTAGACAACATTGGTAGCTGTGGCTGCATCGGTTGACTGCATTACAGCTCTCATTGTTGAAACCATTTCAATAGCTCCAGCAGAGATATTCTTATCAGTCTCAACCAAAATGCCTCGCCTGTTAAAAATTGAGTAGCTGTCACGATTGACAAGACAGAAGCCGGTCTGGGTTCCAACACCTGTGTAGAAGCCATTCAGATTAAGGTCAGCTCCCATGAATCGACTCATAATTACAGGGACATTCATGATGCTTCCCACCTGGCCTGTCAAGAGTGTAGCCTGAGCGCCAAATTGATCAATAGTCTGAAGCTGAGTAATTCCCATCAACTGCTTCACCATGAATTCAGGTGAGCATACTAAGATAAGATTTTGGACGGCCAATTCTCCGAGCCTTCCAAGTTCACCGATCAGCTCAGCAAGGGTGATCTGTGCTGGCGTTCCTGCTGTGTTAGAAGTTCCCCGAATTACTGACTCCCTACGAAAGCCATTGAACAAACGTCTGTGAGAAGAAGCGCCGCCAAGGCCCCCTCCTCCCCATCGGCCACGAATATTCCATGTAGCCAGAGCATCCTGATGCACAGCGCTTGTATCGCCATTAATCATACAGTCCTCAAAGCCAGCTTCCAGGTCTTCAGCGATCTGTTTTCCAAGCGTGCTCATAAGATTGATAGCGGTATCTTCGACCGCTGAGTCATCCAAAATGTACCGAACAGCTAGCCCGCGAATTGTCACAGAAGTTTGCGCTGTTGAGACTGTTGAGGCTGTATAATCGGCCGGAGAATCAGAACTTACAGCCCCTTTTCGGTAGGGCCGGCCGCCCCGAACAAGGCGGGGAAGAAGGATAGTTGCCCGATCTACTTCAACCTCAGGGAACAAGGCCCTGAGAGCTCGGGGAACTTTGAAAGTTTCAGTCAGCTCAGGAACCCATTGATCAGGAATCCACTCACCACCGTCCCCGGCGTTATCCCAATATGCTTTTTCAATAGCCGGCTTTATATAAGAGGGGGCCCGATCCAGGTGCTTATACAGCTCAAGATCGGTCTTGGGTGTATGTGGGGAAGCCATGATCATACGAGCAAAAGCGCGTTTTCGGGCTATAGCTTGCAAATCCTGGTGCCAGTCATTAGCAGGAACTGAGTCAAGCAGACCTTCCTGGGTACTGGTGACAGAACCGGATCCAGGTATCTTGAACTGCTTGGATTCAGTAGTCCACTGAAGAGAACCATCAGAGCGGACAAAAGTTTTCAGCCGGCTGTCTCCACCGAAGGCGGGAACCGGAGTAGTCTGAACGGATTCTGTCAGAAGCCGGTGAGCCTTCATCATTCCATCAACTTTTTTATCCAGGTTCTTCAGCCGAGTATCTGAATTGCGCTGCTCGCTGACGATACCGTCAATTACTCGCTTAGCTTCTTCAACCATTGCACGATCTGTTTTTGTTTCACTCATTGTTCTTTCCCCATTTTTAGGAGGTAGGTTAAAATGTCTCTTTCAGAAGGGAGGAGGCTTTTTACCTTCTCCTCCTCTTCTTCTTCAGGTTCTTTCCAGGCTTCTTCTTCGGTCTGTTCTTCTGCTTCCTGTCCGGCTTCTTCTGCCTGTTCGGCTTCTTCTTCGTCCTTGGCTTTCATATAGGTGACGATATAGCGGTCTTCCAGTTCTTCAACGTCTGTGATATGACGGAAAATCGACAGCTCATGAACCCTCTTTTTGATTCTGAGGTCTATTATATCCCTGATGATTTCAAGATCAGGAAGTCCGAAAGGAGCAAATGATTTTGCCGCTTGTGTGCTTTCACGGTTAGCCGGAATTGTCACAAGGGAGACTTCCAAAAGCTCAGCGCTTTCATAGAAGTTACCCTTTTCACCGGATGCGAAGTGTTCAGATGGAAGATCGGCACGGCTGATCATGGTTCCAGGATTGAAGCCAACAGAAACTGCGTTTAAGAATCCCGCTGATGCTTTCCTGGCTACCTCAGCCGCTTTCGGATCATCCATATCGAAAGTTATGTCTATCAGAAGCTGGTCCTCAACAATCTCAACATCACCTTTGCCGATCGGCAATTCTTGGCTGTTGTGATTAAGGAGGACAATTGGATTTTGGCGGTATCCGTCAAGATTCCAGTTTTGACTAACTATGTCACCATAGCGGTCTTCTGATGAGGTTGAAGCAACATAAGACAATACCATATCCCCCGTCTGGGGGTCTTTGGTGGTTATCTTTTCCACATTCAGGTTCTTTTTTATCATGAAGTAGACTACATTTTTCGGTCTGATTTGTCAAATATCAAAATAGTTATATTTATATAAATATTTATATGACTATATGATTATATCAATAACTGTGCACCGGCAATTGCAATCCATATCAGCGGTCCCAAATTCACCTGGTCCCATAGCTTGAAGATCTGTTTCAGGAACAGTGAACATTTCAGAAGGGTAGACGGTCTGTCCTTCCAGTTCCTGGTGTTCTTCTCTCACCCTATCGTCATTTTCTGTAACCCATTGTTTCATCACAGAAATCCCTTCCTGAGCTGCTACCTGGTAGGCTTGGACTGTGGCTGCATTTATGCTTCTTGTTGCCTCTGTCCTGGCTATCAGAGTTGCCCTGGATTTGTCGAAAGCTTTGGCCTTCAGAAGGTTATCCGCTATTTCTTCGGTCGGGCTTCCTGTCAGAAGACCTGTTTCAACTACCTTCTGAACATGCTTGGTGCTTGTACTGATAACCTCTGAAGCCATCCTGCTTATCTGAAATCCGGCTATAGCATCACCTGAGAAGGCAACTCCCTCCTGATCTCTTCCTGCTTTTGTGAATACCTTGGACAACTCATGAGCACCGATCATAGAAAATCCCTTCATCCAGACCGATCCTATTTCCGCCTGGATTCGCTGCTTCTCCTCATCAGCATCATATAGTTCTGACCAGTCTGTTACAGCCCTGATTACTGAACCATTGACAAGGGACTTTGAAGTCATCACCCTTCTAAGCCGGGAAGCATATCTTTTGGCCGCTCCCCTCAGATAGGCTCGTGATGCTCTGTACAGCCTTTTTTCCTGTGGAGTATAGGCCCGTTCAATCCATTCATCCCATATCTTTTTTTTTTCGTTTTCCGGGCTTCCTAAGCTTCTGGATAGAACAACAGCCAAAGATCTTGTATCTGTCTCTGTTGTCTCCTCTTCCTGATCAGCAAAGAATGGTACGTCCCCCATTTCATAAGAATAAGCATCAGCGACAGATATTCCATTCGCTATATGTTGCTGAACCCGCAAAAGCTGTGCATCTCTGACAGACTGAAGAGGCTCTATTGAGCTGAAGTCATGGCTGATTGAATAGTCTGGATTCCATAGCCTGGCTATCTTTGTGTAAAGATGGTCAAGCCTGATAGCTGCTTTTTGCTGGTTGCTCCAATAGCCGATCGCCTGATTTCTGCTGGTCGCATAATTAGCGTCGGGAATTCCTAGCACGGTCGGCGGGACTCCACATACGGCAGAAATTGATTCCCTTGCCATTCTTCGGGCTGCTTCGAATTCCATTTCTCGGGGGGTTAATTTGAGTTCTTCAACAGCTACCTGGCCTGACAAAACAAGTGCTCCCCCTTCTGAAGCCAGGCCCCGATACTGATCGAGGATTTCCCTTCTCCTTTCCAGACCCCATACATCAGCAGGATCAACAGGATGGATAAGGATATCAGGTCTTCCCCTTGCTGAGCTTTGAGAGGCAAGCTTTTGAGCATTAATATCTGCGTTGATTTCTCTGGTCAGTGGTTCGATTACCCCACATCCATATAATGACTGCGGACCCTTGGCATAGGTTGTGTTTCTTCCATGAAGAACCCGATCGGTCGGATAAATCACAACCTTTCCATTTGACTCATGACGATAGCCTGTAATCCCTGATCGCTCGTCTGTTACTATTTCAACTTCAGCAGGATGAAGGCGGATAATGGAATCAGGCTTCGCTGACAGGCCGAGCAAAAGAATATAGCAGTTCCCTGAAAGCATCAGATCTGTCCTCAGAGTTTCCCGGAACAGGAAGCCATCCGACCAGGTTGACGGATTTTCAAACAGGTCAAGGACCGGACTGTCTTCTATGAGCTTCGCCTTTTTGCCTTTGCCTGACTTCAGTATCAGAGGCAGAGCAGCCAGATCAGCCGCAGATCTTGACACAGCAGCATGTGTGTAACCATGACCGCCGAGCGCTGACAGTGACTTAGCGGGCGATATTCCAGCCGGTGGTGTGCCGTATGGATTAACCCAATTGGATCCATGGTTGGGAGCGACCGGCTTGTCTTCTACTTTACCGTATCCTTTGAATATTCCAGAAAGGAATCTGGTTAGCCAGTATGATTGCTTGGCTGGAAGATCAGACATATTGAGACCTCTTTTGATATTTGATATTCATATTACTATATCAGTTTTCAGACTGTATCTTTTTCGATGCTGAGCGGGCAAGCTCCTTTAACCTGGCTTCTGAAGCCAGGTCTTTCATCATCTGGATCTGACTCTCCTGTGAGACGGCCACAGACTCGATTCGGCTCTTCATATTGTCCAGTTCTTTCAGGACCTCTTTCATCTGAGCAGCCAGGTTAGACCGGAGCTGTGTTCTTTCGTCGACAAAAGCTTCCCTTTCAGAATCATACTTTTCCACAACAGCCATCCAACGGTCCCTGATCGCCTGTTCTTCTTCCTTTGCTGAGGACCGCAGCTTCTCAATCTGTTCCTGAAACCGGACTATCAGAAGGTCATTTCTCTTAGTGTTCTGAACATGTAGCCAGAACAGGACGCCACATGTTATCCCCAAAGTTCCATAATCAATCAGGACTGAAAAGATAGACTCTTCCATATATCCGCTCCGGTGTTTTCTTCAGTATATCACTGATGATGAAGAAGATAACGGTTGAGGAAGACGATCATATATCTCAGGCAGTCCATACCATGATCATTTTTTTTGACTGGCTTGTCTCCGGCTGATTTATCCCAACGATACAGCCGGAATTCTCTGATCAGACCTTTACAGGAGTCATGAATCAGAAGGTGAGGCTTTCCCTCAGCATCAGGACAGAGCCGCTCTTTCACAGCATTTATCCCCTCGCTGACTCTTTTGATAGCTGGTTTTGTCGGGATATTGCAATTCCTGGCTAACAATAGCCTCCCATCTTTCGACTCTGGATCAGCTACTGAGAAGACAACAGAAGGATCATTCCTGCTTTTGAAGTTGATGATAGCCCCATTTTCAAGGGTCGTCTTTTCAGTTGCGAAATGTTCCCGGTATACATGAAGAGTATTATCTGATTCATCTAAAGCAAACCACAGACAGCAAAAAGGATTTTTAACGCCAAAGTCAATAGACCGGAACCTGGGCCAGTCTTCAGGGATGGGCCTGGACTCTGTTACATGAAGTGGTCTGCTGAATTCGTTATAGACCAGGCCGGACTGATTTGTAAATTCACCGAACAGCCTCGATCGCCTGCTTTCATCAGAAAGGTGGCGGGTTGCCCGGTGAAGCTTTACCGAAGACACCCATGGATTATCAAGACCTGAAATAGCATAATGACTAAAGCCTTCCTGCAGCTCATGAATGAAGCGGTCATAAACCCAGGTCATACCTTTCAATGGGGTCATAGTCAGGACTATTCTTCCTTTGCCTGAGTCTATAGTCCGAAGCATACACTCTATAAATATGTCTTCCTGATGCTCTTCATCCATCCAGACCAGTTCCACCGAAGCGCCCTGATATTTCTCTCTTCCTGAATCAGCAGACATTGAAACAATTCTGCCTCCATTCGGAAGGATCACAGATGCTCTGTTCTGAGCTTTCCACATGACAAACTTAGAGCCGGCCGGACAAAATTGAGCTATCTTCGGCCTGATATACTCAAGAGCATCGGCATAACTAAGGGCTGAAGCCCAGACTGTTGACGGCTTATCAGGAACAATATCTTCAGATAGATTGTTGGATCTTAGCCATTCTCTAACCCACCACTCACCGGATCCGGCTGCTGATGCTACAGCCAACATAGCACCGATCTCTGTTTTGCCTGCTCTGTTTCCACCGCTGATTAAACTGGCTTCTCTTCCGAGGTTCAAAAGTGCATTGGCTTGACATGTCCTTTGCTCTGTTATTTCACAACTTGGACAGGTGAAAAGGTTCCCGCCTACTCTGACCATGACTTTTCCGCAGCCGATCGGCCGGTCCGATTCTTTGCCTCTTCCATCCCATCGGTGACAATAGGGAAGCCATAGACGTGCAGTTGAAAGTGGAAAGTTTTCGGCTATCTCTTTTAGCTTCCTTCTGGCTTCGACCTTCTTAATCAGTTGGGATCTGTCTATATTCATATCAATATCATATTATATCAATATCAATTCTTCCCTTTCCTGGGTCGATGTTGTTCTTCTCGGCATATCTTGTCCACCTTAGTCTGATAATATCGCAATACTTAGGCGATAACTCAGAACCGAAACAGACTCTTTTGTTCCTGTCAGCAGAGATCAAAGTAGACCCTGAACCCATAAAAGGATCAAAGACAAGATCGCCCCGGTCTGAATATGCTTTTATGAAGAAATCAGCCAGTTCAACCGGAAATTGTGCAGGGTGAGCAAAAGAAGAAGAAGAGGCGCAAATGCTGATAACGTTTCCCGGCCGGGCTATTGCTGTTATGAATTCTGTATCTTCATCTTTCAAAAGGAGCGGGCTTCCTGTTTTAGGTGTTCTGTTCTGTTGTTTATACAGAAAAACATCATCCGAAGCCTTACCATTTGCTAACGGGTTGAATCTAATTTTCTTTTGTTTTGCAAAGTGGAAGACAGGTTCAAATCCATTCTTAAACCTGTTATTCCAGGCACCCGGAACGCCTCCGTTTTTCTTAACCCAACACAATTCATCAACAAATAACCAGCCCCAGGATCGGGCAAAAGACAAAACCAGGTCTTTCACATACAAGGACCTCTGACCATCTTCGCAATGTTCTTTGATGTTCAGAAGAAAGCTTCCATCATCAGAAAGATAGCCTTTTATTATGTCTTGAACATCAAAGAACCATTCGCCATAATCATCTGGTCTTATAGGGCTGAATTCTGTATCTTCATCATAAGACCTCTGGGAAGCATAGGGCGGGGAGGTGAAGACCATATTCACCTTTTTGTCCTGGAACAATTTAGCCATGTCTTCTCTGTTTCTACAATCGCCACAAATGAGAAGATGGGGGCCGAGTTGATACACTTCCCCATGTTTACTCTGAACAGGAAATGATAATTCTTCCTGTTCTGGTTCTTCGTTTTCTTCAGTGAAAAGGCTATCATCAACAAGATTAGACAGCCTTTCAATCTCTTCGTCAGAGAAGCCTAAGCCGCTTATATCCTCTTCTTCTTTCAGCTCTGCTATTATCTCTGCTAACAGGTTATCGTTCCAGTCAGCGATCTCTGACAGCTTGTTATCAGCCAAAGCCAGAAGCTGAGCATCAACAAGACTTATATCCAGAAGACGAACCGGAACCTCTGACAGCCCAAGCTTGATAGCCGCCTTTCTTCTTGTATGTCCCTTGATGATCATGAGGTCTGATTTTCTGGCTACTATGGGAGCACCAAAACCGAAGCGCTTGATGCTATTTGCTACAGCATCAACAGCGTAGTCATTATCTCTGGGGTTGTTCTCCCAAGGAACAAGATCTGTTATTGGAAGATAAACAGCCGCTATCTTTTTATTATCTGTTTTCATATTCATATTATATCAATATCAAGATATTTTGTGTTTCAATCGGGCTCTGACAATATCACAATAGCCCGGTTCTCTTTCTATGCCGATCGACCTGATACCTTCCAGTTCAGCAGCGACAAGGGTAGTTCCTGATCCAGCAAATGTATCCAGGACGATCCCGTCTTCAGGAGTGACCAGACCGATCAACCATCTCATCAGCTTTACCGGCTTGACTGTTGGGTGAATGTTGCGAACCTCTGAAGCGGTCCGACCTGCTCCGGCCCTTGGATTGTTTAGACCGGCTGTGTCTGGTTTTCGATCGGTGGCTTCAGCTCCTGATATTGATGGAAGGTCATCGCAGCCTTCTTCTCTTTCGGACCTAGATGCTTTTGGACATTGGAAGAGGTTAGCAGGCCATCGGCCTCCTGCTATTTCAGATTGATTAAAAAGCTGTCTTTCTTTTGGTACTCGAGATATAGATGTTGGATTATAGTTTTCTTTTGAATTGTTCCATCTTGACAAATTATCACTCTGAGGACCAACCCAACAAGGATCACCATAGCCAAACCTGGACCGGTCAATGTTAAGTCCTCCAGTTCCCCACTTCAGAACATTCAAAGCTACAGTCTTTTCTGATAGAGGTTTTCGGGCTAACACTGCTGGTTCCACTGCGGGCTTTAGGGCTGTTCCCCATCCAGACCATTTCTTAGCTTCTTCGGTTGATGGGGCTGTGATAGGTACATCAACCGAAACCTGTTTAACTCCGATCGCTTTTCCAGGCATAGCATTTTCATGGCCTGTACCATCAGCACCACGAACGCCTTTTTTTGATCCTATCACTTCCCTTTCAGCCCCAAAATGCTTATCAATCGCTTTTGATACATCTAAG